GGACCGGGACCCCCTCATGGGAGGTCCCGGCTCCTCGTTACCGACGTTCGCTATTGAACTGGTCTAACTCTTTCACAACTTGCATCGCTATTTCGCGACGAGTGAAGAAAGTCTCCTTTGGTTCACCGTCACGTATTTCTACGTGAAGGCTTCGGATGAGGCTGTCTAAGTCCCCATCCAGGAATACAAGGGTCCCGTTAGGCTCCCGATAGCATCTTCGGAGACGATACTCTACCTCTCGCAAATTCCTTGCGATTGGGATACCAGCACGCTTAAGATCAATTAGCGTCTGCAAAAGAGTATCATCCGGCAGTGGAACTGCCGAGATAGGATTCTCACCCAACCCGGCCATCACCGAGTACACTTCTGTACCCGATAACTTTCGGATGTGATCAAGGGATTGAATCCTTCTGCTATAGCTAACTACTGGCGACATAAGTTGCTTAAGTAGAAAGCTATTCACCTTACAAGAATCATCACTCTTAGGAAGAGGAGACCCTCTAAGGTACACCTCCAGGATTTCTCCAGGGCAGCGGTCCACTAAGGACTTACCCTCTGGATTCCAGCCGAAACCGACTGGTTCTGGTAGAGGTGCCAGAGCTTCAACAACTCTTCTCAACTTCTTAGGTAACGTCCTTACGAACTTTGGCCCTAGCTCCTTAGTTAGGTCAAAGAAGCTGTCGTCAGTTATTCGGCTATACCTATGGCCAATATAACTGAAGTCCTTCGTAATGGTCCTACCAGCGAATTCCGCAAGATGGCGGCTAATGAAGGTTTTACTTTCACTAACCGGTATTCCAACTGCATCCAACGCATGGCGGTACGCACTATATAGGGCGTCACCCTTGATGACAACATCATCCCCCAGCACCACATACTGTCCTCCGTACGTCGCTTTTAACGACTGGAGAAGGCAGTGATGGGAGAGGGCAAACGCAGCGAACGATGGATACAAGCCTAAAGGCTGTCCCACAGTCCACCTTATTAGATCCCCCTCTGGGGTCAACCACGGTGCCCGGCTTATAGCACAGAATATCTTGGCTAGTGTAGACAACTTACCCTCAGGTATGAACTGAGAGAAAATCTTTTCAGTATATGCCAGCGGGAAATTGTTAGTCGCATCAGAGATGTCCACCGAGTAAACTCGACTTCCATCAAGGAAGCTCCTAACCACTGGCTCAGACTCATCTTGCCTAAAGGTGAAGTCTTCTTCAACATACCGAAGCATGTTAAATAGGAGATCGCCGAGAGGCGCGAGGAGATACTGGTATACACGAGCAGGGTTAGCTACGGCCCGGAGTTTGAAACCGGGCTCTTGAATGTAGCTAATTTGCCCTACATGGAAAGGGATATCCCCATCATTGTAGCCTGTAATCTCAAATTCCCTCATCATACCGGGAATAAGGTCATGCGGCATCTTAAGGCGCGGGAAGTTCGTTTCCACATAGCTTCTACAGCTAGGTGGGAGACAACTCGCAATCCAGGGTCTGATATTATTCAGCTCTGGAAATAATAAGAAGTTTAGATGGTGTTCCAGATCCATGTCACGTTCCTTCCGCTTTACAGGCTTCCGCAATGGTTGCCATGTTGGAGCTGCGGGTTCAGTGAACTCGATCCCAGGACTCCGTCTCGTTGGAGAAGAAATCCAAGTCTCTAATTCATCTTTACGTCCAGGTCGTACATTTCTGTACATGGACGCTGACGGGGTATAACGCAGAGTAGCTATCTCTTTGTTACGGACCGCCAAATCATACCACTTTTTCAACCGAGCACCAAGCGAACGGTGCAAGGTCAAAGAGTCGGTAGGCTGATCCCGCTGAACAGAGTCATAGAATTTCTGTAACTGCTTCTTAGTAGGCTTCACACCAACATACGCTTTATAGACCGAAAGGCACTTAAAAGCGGTCCGGTAGTGCTTACGACTACGTAAGTTACAATCACGGAAAAAGAATCGGAAGGGCCCGTAAGGGGACCCATCGGAATGTTTCTTATAAGTACCGCTCGCGGTTTGACCCGCAAGTTTCCGTACAAGATCC